GCCCTCGCGACTCAAACACTCAATAGCCAGATCTCTAAGGCTCATCGCTCTAAACTCATTGCAACCTTCGGCCGGATTTTCCAGCCGGATGCCGGAACGAAGCACCAGCGCGTCCGTTGCTCTCTGGCGGAAGGTTTCGCCCTCATCTCTCGTAACCTGTACGCTGGCCGGTCTGCCGGTCTGTCTTAAGCCGTCTAAGATCGCTGCCCTTACCTGGTCTACAGTGTGGCCGTCGCGGATATGGTCGGCAGGATCAACGTCAAAATCGCGGCACATGGCCGTGATGTCCTGTACCCTCTGCCGCTCTGCCGCCACTGCCCTGGTCGCTGCATCCTGGCCATCCAGGTTTCTCTGGCCCTGGGGCGCTGTTGCGGACTGACCGGTCCCGGTTCCCTCTCCTGTTGCCTGGGGTGCTGCTCCCTGGCTCTGCTGCCGCTCCTCTGCCTCAATCTCAAGGGTTAAGGCGTTGATCTCTCTCTGCAGGGCCTCGAACTGCGCGCGTTCTTCGGCGGTCAGCTCTCTGCCTGCAGCGCCATCTACAAGCGCCTGCTGTGCGGCGATCTTCATGGCTCTCTGCTGTTTCTTGTTCATGGTGTGTCTACCTCCTATAAAATTTTATTGATATTTATTTGAAGCTGCCGCTCATAAAGGGACGGCGCGCGCTTCTCACTTGGTTCCTCTGTTTCAAATTCCCGGCCTACTCCAACCGTAGGATCTGCCGGTACGGAAACAATAGAAATTTCATACGGCGCCCATTTTCTTGCGACGTCGCAAGGGCCGGAAAAGCGGCCGTCTGCGCTGGTGCCGCCCGGCCGGACTTCCTCGATACTCTCGATAAGGTAGCCAACGGAAACGCCCTTAAGGGTGCCGGACTTGACCTTCTGGTAAATAACCTCCGCCGCATCGTCGGTATCAAATTCGATTTCGGCGTAGCCTCTGCCGCCTTCAATCCAGGCCCGGTTAATCTTCCCCAGTACGGTATCCCGCTTGTGGTTGAAAAGAAGGACGCCGATTTCATTTAAGCGGGTAAGGTTTACGGCTCCGGGGCTATGGTCTAATACCTCAATACACCAGCCTCTATCGTAGGGCTCCTCGCTGGAAAAGCTCAAAATAAACTTGCGCTCATTTCCTTCGCCTTCCATTGCCCGGATCGCGCTGCTCCCGGTAAGCTCCCGCGTAAAGGACTTACTTCCCTTCTTTGTCACCGGCTTCTCCGGCTGGCTTTCCGGTTTCTTGCCCTCCTGTGGCTTCGCCTGGGGCTGCTCCTGGGGCGTTTTGGGGTTCTCCTGGGGTTTCCCCGCCTTCTCCGTTTTGGGGGCTTCCTGGGGCTCCTGCGCCGCCCTGTTGCGGTATCGGATCCGGTTCCGATTTGCTATTTGGATACAGCTCATCTGCTGTTTTGTCATAAATCACTCCTCCTAACTCTATGCCTTTTTCACGGCCATACTCTAAAACCTCGGCCATCTCGTCGATCTGCTCTTTCCAATCCTTGCCGTTTTCGGCTGCGACCTGCTGGAAAGTCTTTTGACCGTTTTGCAATGCCGTTTTTGTCGCTGTGGCCTCTTTGGACGGATCAATCCATTTCTTAGGGGCGGCCACCCATTTATGGGCCAGGTATTTTCTCTTTTTCTCCGGCTCCCAGAAGTCCGGTATATGAAATAAACCGGAAAGAACGCCGGATATAATAAAGGTTTCATATACCTCGTCCCGGAACTCATCGAAGAGCTCCCGGTCCTCTATGTAGGTCTGCTCGTCCTCGATGATGCCCTGGCGGGCGCTGCTATAATTGCTCTGGCTCATGTCGCGGCTGGTGGCTTCGTAGCTTAAGCCCTGGCCCGCTCCTATAAGCCGCTGCTGCAGCTTAACGTAGCTTGCAGCGTCCGTCGCCTGGCCGGTGGGGTTTACAACCTGGATTTCGTCGCCTGCGTTCAACTCCTTAATCATGCCAGGGCTGATGGTCTTTCCCTCGTATGTTACCTGCGGGCCGCGCTGCTGTGGCACGTTTCCGCGTCCGATGCCTGTCGTCGGTATGGATTTCTTAATGAATACCGATAAACAGGCCGCGATCCGTTCCTTTACGCTTACGGCCGTCATAAACTCGTTTGTGTCCCTGACTCTGGGAATAGTCGGGCTTAAATCGCTCATTTCCCGGATCTGGGACGGTCTGCGTTTGGAAAAAACGAAAATCATATCTTTTGCCGGAACATAAACCGGCTCAATATTGGAAAATCCGTCAATGCTATATTGTTTTATCCAGTAACCCATAGGCTTGTTATAGCTGTTGTACTCAATGCCGCCGACCACTCGATTCCCTTTTGCGTGTGGTACTGCGGCCGTAGCGTCTAGCTCATCAACCTCCAGGGCCTGCAACCGGAGCGGAACAACGCCGCCGCGAAGGTAGCATTTCTTAAAAAGGATTCCTCCGTCAACCTTTTTCCGCTCGACGGCCATTCTGGTCATCTGGGAGAAGCTCTGCGTTTCTGTAACGTCGCAATTCTTTTTTTTGCACCACTCCTTCCAGGCGTCCTCTATGGCGTCGTTTAGTTTTTCGTTTGGTGTGTTTGCCTGCAGGGTAACGCCCAGGCCTACAATGTTTCTTTTGTATGCTCCGATTATGCTGTTGGCCATGTCGCTGTTGCGCTCAAGGTCCCGCGCCCTGGCCCTTACCGTGTCCCGGCTGTAGCGGTCCGTCTGCTCCGCCGATTGATTGTAAGCAATCCACCCGGCGTTAAGTCGGTCATAATTTCCGGCGTCATAATGCCGCATTTCTTCTAAGCTTTTTCGCCAGGCCTCCCGCCTGGCCCCGGCCTCCGGAGAAAAGAAGCCGATCACATTATCTAAAAAATTACCCACCGGCTCCTACCTCCCTTCAAATATGGCAACGTAACAATCGTCCAGAAGGCCGGGGGAACCGTTGGCCACCTGGGCCTGTAGATCCCGCTGCATCTCGTAAAGTTTAGAAAGGTCCGCCCGGTTAAGCTGCCGGGAACCGATCTTGTAAGACTGGCCGCCTGCCAGTACGTTTGTGATTGCTGCGTTTACCTGGTTTAGCATTTCCTGTGCTGTTGGTGTATCTGCCATTCTGTTTCCTCCTTATACCCATTCTTCGTTGCCTCGGATCCAGTTTTCCTCCGCTGATGGTGGTTCCGGTTTCTTTGGCGGCTCCTGGTTTTGTTCCTGTATCGTGGCCAGGTGAAGCATCCGGACGCCCAGAGTGTCGGCCGCTGCCATAGCGTAAACTTCCGCATCTAAATAATGGTTGTCTGCGTGGCTGGATTTTGGCACCCACTCCTGTCTTACTTTAGATCCGTTTTTAACATTGATCTTGTGCTCCGCCGTTACCTGCTCCGCGTATTCTTCGTCGCAGCCCTGATATACCATCCAACTGCCGCGGCCGTTTGGTTTTCGCATACGCCCGGCGATCATGTCCTTATACTTCCCGCCGTCAACAATAACCAGATTCATGCCGTAAGCCCTTGAACTGTCCTTATTGACGGTGCTCAATTTAAAATGGTTTTGCATGGGATTGCTGGAACCTTTGCAAGGCAGCGCCCAGTCTGCGTTAAGCGCACAAAAATCGTATACGTTATCGGTGTCGTTTCCGGAGTCAATCAGGCAAAGGTTTACAACCATCGAAACGCCGGAAGGCGTCTTAAACTCCATATTCATTACGGCCTCAATCTCTGCGAAGCCGTAAGCCTGGCCGTGTGCTATGTTCTGGCTGGTGATATAGTCGCCCCAGGCTCTTATGGTCCAGTAAACGCTGTTTTCCTGTACGTCTACGCCGCCCGTAAGAAGCTTCGCCCACTCCGGTACGGTGTAGGCTGTCAGCTCCGTCTGTCTTTCAAGCACCAGATCGGCATTGGTCTTAAGCTTGGTATCTTCCCAGGGCTCCGCCAGCCAGGAATTTACAAAATTCTGTAGCTTCTCCGGATCGTCCTTTGCGTCCATAAATTTCTTCGCAATCTCGGCGAAGCGAACAAACGGGCTGTAAAGGGTGTTAAGCCAGAAGCAAACCTTTTTTACAAACCGGGTATTTGTTTTTACGGTTTCCCATCGGCCGCGTTTTACTGCCTGCTGCTTCTGTTGGTCTGTGATAACGCCGCCGCACTCCTGGCAAATATAAAAAGCGAACTCCGCCCGATCTGTATCGCTTAAGCCTTCGCTTTCCGGATCCACCTCTAATGCCTCAAGCTGTTCTTTTATGGCGTCGGCCCCGTAAGCCTCCACTAGGTCCTTATTCTTCCCCGGCCATTTAAGGTTAGAAAAGGAAAGCTCTATAAACTCGCCACAATGCGGGCAAGGGATAAAATAATGCTTTTCCGCGTCGGCGCTCTCCTTCGCCTTCCAGATGTGGCCGGTCCGGATGGTCGGCGTGGAAGTTTTAAAAATCTTCCTTCCCCGGAAGGTCTTAGACCGCTCCTCGGCCAGGCTTATGGGATCCGCCTCTTTCTTGCTGGCTCCGGGAAATTTGTCTATTTCGTCAATAAACAAATATTTCATTGCAAAGGAAGCAAGGCCGGAGGGGCTGTTGGAACCGACCAGCTTTACGAACATATCCGAAAAGTTAAGCTCAAGCATAGGACTGTTCGGATCGTATTTCTTCCGCAGCGGCTCGCTGGCCAGCATCATGGGCTGTAGGCGCTTGCTGGAAATAGATTCAGCCAGCGTTTCCGTTGGGTATACAATCTCGGTCGGGCTCGGATCCTGCTGGATAACATATCCCAACATATTAAGCAGCGCCTCTGTTCCGCCCACCTGCGTCGGCTTTACAAATATGATTTCCTCCGTTTCATAATTTGTAAATTCGTCCATAATCCCCTTAAGGTATGGGGTGCGCTCGTTGCTCCAGGGGCCCGGCTCTGCCGACGTCTTACTGTCAAGGACTCTGTACTTCTCGGCCCACTCCGATACTGTCATACTTTCCGGGGGCTTTAAGTATTCAAGCGCGCCCTTTATGTACTCCTTGCAGGTATATTTCCGCATCCGTAAGCGCTTAGGCTTAACCACCGGCGTTTCCCTTTTCTGCCTCCGGTTTCTCTGCGGCCCCGGCAACGACGAAGGCACTAAGCATACGCTTTGTTTCTTCGTTCATCTCCTTCTCAATCTTCCGGGCCTCTACTGGTGATACCTGGTCGCTTATCATGCTCACAAGCCGCGCCGGTATACTTAAGGCGAAACGCTTAAACACAATAAAAAACTTTTGGTAATCAAGCGCCACCTCCTCAATGTCAATATATTTTCCTGCTGCAATCTCCCGGCGCATCCGGTGCAGCTCTCCCTGGGATTCCTTCAAGGCGATTTCTGCCTGTAGCTTTTGCTCTTTAAGCTCCGTTTCCTTCTCGGACCGGCCTTTTCCGTATGCCTTATCGCTCAAATACTGGATATATGTTTTAATGGTCGGCACAAGCTCATAGCGGCGTCCCTGGCCGGGCAGCTCGGTGGTCTTAATAATGCCTTCTTGGGTGAGCTGCTGAACTCTGCGGACGGTTACTCCGAAAAGCTGTGCAATTACTTCAACCTTTACGAACTGACTGCCGCTCGCCGTAACCTCTTTCTTTTCCTCATCCGCCATAAGCGTCGCCTCCCCTCACCTTAATCGCCTTCCGGCCGGTGTACTCCTCCCAACGCTTTATTATGACGTCGCAATATTTCGGGCTTATCTCCATAAGGTACGCAACGCGCCCTAATTGCTCCGCCGCGATCAGCGTCGTTCCGGATCCTCCGAAAAAGTCTGCGACAATATCTCCGCGCCTGCTGCTGTTGGCCATAAGGCGGCCAACCAGGGCCACCGGCTTCATTGTTGGGTGCATGTCGCTGCGGGCCGGCTTTTTCTCGAACTGTACGGAAGTACGGGCCATAAACGCTTCCCGGATGCGCTCAATGTATGCCACCAGGTCGTCCTTTTTCATGGCTTTAAAGTCGATGTCGTCCTCTATGAAAACCGTATCT